GTATTTTCGATATGATCCCGCATAGATTTCTTATGCAGTTCTGTGAGATCCGTAATAAAATCACAGAGCATGTATTCCAGACTTGTGAAAAGCCAAAGAACTACGAACTTTTGAGTGAGTCGTTCAAACTGCTACACAAAATTAAATATAAGGAGTTGAATCTTGACGTTCATGATTGCCGGGAGCTACAAATCAAAGAAAAAGACAGGCAAAAAGTAGCAGAGCTTTTGCAGACCAGATATGTGGATTATAACCTGTTTGGAGCGGCCACAGGACGGCTCACAACGAATAAAAAAAGTTTTCCCATACTGACTATCAAGAAAAAGTTTAGAAGGCTTATAAAGCCTAATAATGACTGGTTTGTCCAACTGGATTATAATAGTGCCGATGTAAGAACTTTTATTAATTTGATCGGCGAAAAGCAACCAGAAGGCGATGTCCATGAATGGAATGTTGAAAACCTGTTTGGTGGCTCTTGTACGAGAGAAGAAGCAAAAGTAAAATTCTTTGCTTGGCTCTTCAATCCAGAGTCAGACATCGTACAAAACCCTCGATACAACAGAGACAATATTCTGGATAAATGGTATAAAAATGGTGTGATTTCGAACCCATACCGACGAAAAATAAATGTGGATGAAAGGCGAGCCTTGTCCTATTTAGTACAGAGCACAACCAACGATAGAATACTTGATCGGGCTATTGAGATTGATGAACTTCTAAAAGACAGAAGATCTTACATTTCATTTTTTATTCACGATGAGATAGCTATTGACTTCGCTCATGAAGACAGAGACTTAATACCAAAAATAAAAAATATATTTGAGTCTGGTGGGTTCAAGTCAAACATAAGTGTCGGAAAGAATTATTTTGACTTGAAAGAAATAAAACAATAGAGGTGTAGGTTGATATCAGTTGTAGGCTTGGGCAATGCTGCTTCAGCAATAGCAGAAAAATTTTCTACCAGCCCAAATTATAATGTTTTTCTTCTCGGCTCGAAGGTTGCCGAGGGCAAAAATAATTTTGTCCTCAAATCCTTCCAAAATCCAGAAGAATATGAAAAGAATATCCCCGACCTAACCAACTTATTCGAGAACATAGACGAAAATATCCAGTTTTTTGTCGTTGGCTCATCGATGAGTTCAAATTACTCGTTAGGTGTATTAGAACAAATAAAAAATAAGAATATTGACTTGTTTTACATCAAACCAGACACAGATTTAGTATCTGGGGTGCCAAAACTGGTAGAAAATGCCGCATTTGGGGTCTTACAGGAATATGCTCGTTCTGGGCTTATTAACTCCATTACCCTTATATCTAACAAAAACTTGGAAAGTGTCTTGGGAGATGTCCCAATTAAAAAATATTACGATACCCTGAACCAAACTATCTTTTCGTCCATTCATTATTTGAATTATTTTTCGCACAACGAGCCGGAAATTGGAGTTCAGACAAAGCCAGCAAATGTTTGCCGGATTCGCTCGGTTGGAGCACTAAATATGCAGAATCTTGAAGAAAAGTGGTTCTTTGATCTTGACAATCAGAGAGATCTCTGCTATTATTTATGCATAAACAAGGAGAAGTTGGAAACAGACGGAAAAATACATAAAAAGTATGTAGACATTCTAAAAACCAAACCGCGAAATGCTTTTCGCAATATTTCGTACTCTATTTATGAAACAGATTTAAAATCTGACTTTGGGTTCTGCGTTGCCCACACAAACGCAACACAAAATAATACTTGACATGATACGGCAAGTATAGTAGAATGGTAGATGCTAAGGAAAGCTTGGTATACTTTAACAACAAAAGGAGAAAAGTAACATGGCAATTAATATGGATCTTATGCGACAGAAGCTCGCAGCACTACGAGGCGATACCCGTGGAACTTCCTCGGAGACTTCTGTCTGGTTTAAACCCGAAGAGGGCGAAACCAATATTCGGATTGTTCCGGCTCGCGATGGCGACCCGCTAAAGGAAATGTTTTTCCATTACAATGTAGGTGAACACAAGGGTGGTGTTCTTTGTCCTAAGAAGAACTTTGGAGAGTCTTGCGCTATCTGTGACTTCGCATCCCAACTATGGCGCGATGGTTCTGAAAACAACGACGACGAAACCAAGAACCTCGCAAAGTCCCTTTTCGTTCGTACCCGTTATTTCTCTCCTGTCGTTATTCGCGGTCAGGAAAGCGAAGGAGTAAAGGTTTACGGATATGGAAAGAAGGCTTATGAAATGCTTCTTGGATACATCCTTGACCCTGATTATGGTGATATTACTGATGAAAACCACGGCACCGACATCAAGTTGACCTACACAAAGCCAACAAAGCCCGGTGCTTTCCCACAAACTACTCTCAAGATGAGTCGCAACACCTCCCCTCTAACCGACTCTCGCGGTGAGACTGAGACACTATTGGGTTCTATGCCTGACTTTGATACTCTCTTCAAGCGCTATACTTCTGCCGAAGTAGAAGCCATCTTGAACGAGCAACTATCAAGTGATGGCTCCGCAGAAGGCTCTTCTCGCGAAACTACACGATACGGCTCCAATCCTGTAGATGATGCCTATAACGAACTCCTCGCCGGTAAGTAAGAGTTAGTTTGATCCGCTGGCAGACCGGAAAAAGTCTGCCTTTTTTTGTTTTAAAATCCTTGACATTATCGATGTTTTTTGATAATATGTAAGAGTAAAAAGGAGGTTAGTGATGTCTACCGATGCTAGGCAAACAGGTGGAGAGCGAGGCAGAAAAGAAGGCTTTTTGTTTGAACAAAGACTTCGAGAGTCTATTTCCGGAAAAGAGGTAGCATGGGGAATTGATATTTTCAATGAGCGGAAAACAACCCCTAAAACAGACCTTATTTCTGTTAGGAAAGTTAATCAACGAAATGTTACCGAGAATATTTCTCTAAAAAACCCAAAAAATGAGAGAATGTCAGTTCAACTCCAGATCGGCTCAGTGAACCGTTTTAGCAAACTATTCGAAATATCACAACAAATTATGGATGTTATGAATCCGTTTTTTGGCAACGATCCACTTCTTTCGACAAAAGAAGGGTATAAAAGCAATCCACAATTTAAAAATCTATGCAATAAGTGGGGTATCAAATATACCAATCTTAATGCAAAAGACGAAGTAAGGCGGTGCCGTGTTTCCGGGTCAAATATCCCACAATTTAAAGATTTTCTGATTTGGATTGATCAGAACAAAAGACAGATTAGCGAGTTTGTTCTATCGACCGGATTCAATAATCCAACTAAGCATCCTGAGACAATCGCAGATACTATCATGTTTGCAGCCAAAAAGAATGATTTGAATAGCATTGAAAAGTTCGCTATTTCAGATATTATTGATAAGATTGCTACAAATGCAGAAGTAAAGCTTAGAAAATCAGGCACCGTGATTGAAATAGGCCCCATAACTTTGCAAATGAAAGGTTCTGGCACAGGAGCATCTTATCATTACATGCAATTTAATATGTCGTTAGTAGATCTTAGAAAGTTCATGAAGGAGGGGTAAATGAAAGGTTTAAGTCTATTTTCTAATGTTGGTATTGGTGAAACCTACCTGAAAGACATTGGAATTGAAATCGTTGTTGCAAACGAATTGCTCGAAGATCGAGCAGAATTTTATAAAGTAATGCACCCAAATACAAAAATGATTTGTGGAGACATTACTAACGAAAAAGTATATTCAGAGATTATTGAAAGTGCAAGAGGTGTGGATTTCCTCTTGGCAACACCACCATGTCAGGGAATGTCTCAGGCAAATGCTATTAAAAATCCAGATGACATAAGAAACTCTCTTATTAAGATGGTTGTCCGGGCAATCAATGACTTAGAGCCAAAGTATATTTTGATTGAAAATGTTCCCGGCATGGCAAAGACTTTTATTAATCATGAAGGAGAAGGTATTAATATCTTGGATTTTGTTCGAGATAACATACCAGTTAAATACCAGATAAGATCAAAAGTTATGGATGCCGCTAACTTTGGTACTCCACAACATAGAAAAAGACTGATTACTCTTATTTCAATCGATGGAAACTGGGATTTTCCACAAGAATCGTTTGATCACATTACTGTGAGGGATGCTATCGGACATTTGCCTTCTTTGGAAAGTGGAGAGGAAACAAAAATTAAGTGGCATTTTGCGAAAAAACACAACAAAAATCACATTCTTTGGATGCAAAACACTCCAACAGGAAAAACTGCTTTTGATAATATAGTACATTACCCAAAGAAGCTGGACACTAGTACAGGTAAATATCGAAGAATATCCGGTTTTAAGACAACATACAAAAGGATTGAGTGGGATCGTCCTAGCCCTGCTGTGACAATGGCTAATGGTTCTATCAGTAGTCAGAATAATGTACATCCGGGTCATCCGTTGCAGAATGGCTTATATTCAGATGCTCGTGTTTTGACGGTAAAAGAAATAGTGCTTTTGTGTGGTTTGCCGGAAAATCATTATGATTTTGCCAATAATAACAAGCAATCTTTTTTGAGAAAAGTTCTGGGAGAATGTTTCCCCCCAAAGCTGTGTTTGGAAATTTGCAAAACCATACCAAGCCTTGGTGAAGAATAAAATTAAATGATAGGAGTAAAATAATGGCGAAAAAGAAAACAAGCTCTGCAACAGGTCGAGTATCTGTTTCAGATTTGATGAAAATGGTAAATAAAAAGGCAGGACAAGATGTAGCCCACGATCTAACTGTTGATAGTCCAACAGAAGTAAAGCAGTGGATTCCGACATCTTCTCACTGGCTTGATTGTATTATTGCGAAAGGAAAGGTTGCGGGTATTCCAGTAGGTAAGATCTCAGAGATCGCTGGTCTGGAAGCAACAGGTAAGTCTTATATGGCGGCACAGATTGCCGCAAATGCTCATAAAATGGGTATGCTGGTTGTTTATTTTGATTCCGAGTCAGCCATCGACCCTGACTTTTTGGAACGTGCTGGATGTGACCTGAGCCGTCTAATGTATATCCAAGCCACCAATGTCGAGTTTGTTCTGGAGACTATTGAAGAGCTACTTGGTGCTACAGACGAACAAATTTTATTTGTTTGGGATAGTTTGGCTCTAACCCCATCAGTATCCGATGTAGAAGGCGACTTCAATCCCAACTCATCGATGGCGGTAAAGGCTCGTATTCTCGCAAAGGGTATGTCGAAGCTTATCGTGCCTATCGCCAATAAGCAAGCAACTTTGCTGGTTCTAAACCAGTTGAAGGCGAATATCACTACAGGCCCCATGGCTCATGTTACGGCTATGACGACACCTTATGTGACTCCCGGTGGAAAGGCTATGCAATACTCATATTCTCTCCGTATCTGGCTAACAGGTCGCAAGTCAAAGTCGGCATTTATCGAAGACGAAAATGGCTTCCGTATTGGTTCAGAAGTCAAGTGTCGCCTCGAAAAGTCCCGCTTTGGAACTGCTGGTAGATTCTGTACTTTCCGTATTCTTTGGGGAACACAAGAAATTGGTGTCCAAGATGAAGAAAGTTGGTTTGATGCGATCAAGAAGTCAAGTCATCTAAAGTCTGCTGGTTCTTGGTACACCTTCACCCTTGGAGACTACGAAAAGAAGTTTCAGCCAAGTAAGTGGTCAGATATGCTAAAACAAGATCCAGAATTTAAAGAAAAAGTTTTGGAACTTATCCAGTTGGAAGTTGTCCAAGCATTCGACCAGAGAAATTCTTCTGCTTCTAACTTTTATGAAAATGAAGAATAATATCGCTGCATCGTCGGTTTAAAACGGTGGGTGGCTGCCGATCCAGACGCAGGCAGAGGTTTTGCGATTACCTAATTCTAGAATAAAAATCGCTACCATTTCCCCTTGACTTCGGCCTCCCGATCTGCTATAATATAAAAGCAATCGGGAGGTTTTTATGTTGCAAACAAACAGAAACTAC